AGATGGGCGCTGGGAGCGGCGCGACTTTGCCTGCTACTGGCGCTCAGCCCGCCGCGCCCGCGGCCGCCCCCGCCAATGTCGGTCTGGCGCTCGCGGCGCTCAATTCTGGCACTGGCGGTCCCGGAACTAAGTCGACCATGGACAATCTCCAGTCGATGGCCGGCGGCGGAGGCGGCGAGTCCGCGCCTGCGCCCCTGGACTTGCAGCCTCAACAAGCCGCCTCAGCGATGGGCAACGTGCGCCAGGCGCAGATCGCCGCCATGGCGCCGCAGTTGATGGCGGCCAGCCGCGCGCGGGGCGGCCTTCAGGGCATGCCGGGCCCAGCCTCGAGCCTAAACGCTCAGGGGATCCCGATGCCTATTGCAGCCTCGACGCCGGGCGCGCCGCAACCGCCAGGCACCACATTGAATTCCACAGGTGGTTTATATGGCTAGCGCCGACGACCCATTCGCCGACCTCTACAACACCACAGCAGTCGGCGGGATGATGAACCCGAACCCCTATCTGCAATATCAGGGGCAGATTCCGATGGCCGGCTATCGGGGAACGCCGACCGACGCTCAGGGCAATCCAATCGCGAGCTACGGCGCGGCGCAGACGGCGCACGACGCTTGGCAACCGCCCGGGACGACTTTGAACACCTCGGGCGTGGCGAATCCGTTTGCTGGGGTTCAGATTCCGCAAGGCCAGAATGATGCGGCCTATCAGCCTCGCGGCGGCTTGACGCCGATGCAATGGCAGGCGCTGTCGCCGCAACAGCGGCTCGACGCCAGCGGGCCGCTAGGCCAGGTTGCTGCTGGCGTAGCGGCGACGCAACCTGACAGTTTCGTCGCCTCCCACAATAGTCCCAGCGGCGGTTCACCTGGAGCGGGCGCAATGTTCCAAGGTTTAGGCGCAACCGCTTTTCACCAGATGGCTAATCAACCTTCAGCTCCAGCCGCAGCGCCTGCGCCCACCAATCCGATCGACATGCGCCAGGCCTATCTCGATGCGCTCGCTAATCCCGGCAAGGTGACTACGCCCGGCGCGGTGATGCAGCCCGGCACGACGCCAACCGGCGGCCCGCAGCCCAGCGTGTTAAATGCGTTTCTAGCAGCACACCCGAGCGGCGGAACCCAGATTCCTGGCGGGTATTCCAATACCGGATTTTTTAACACGCTGCAGAACCTGCAGGCGCAGAAAGGGGCGACGTCGTGATCGGGGCCGAGCTCCTCAACCTAATGTACGGCAATCCGTACAACCAGTTTGCTGGCCCGCAGCCGACGCCCAATCCCAATCCGAACGCGCCGCCGCCGCAGCGTACCGGCTACATGGTTCCCGCGCCGCCGCAACCGCAAGCGCCGCCGATGAGCCCTGCGCCCGCCCCGCCTGGCCACTTCGAAATTCTCCCCGACGCCGCTCACTCGCCGCATTGGGTGCCGGGACCGGCTACCGTTAATGGCAGGCCCCTACCCGGCCAGATAACTCCAGCTACCCCGGCTGAACAGAGAGGGGCCCAGATTGGGCCGCCTCCAGGCGGGCCACAGATGGCCCCTGGAGCCCCTCCAGCGCCGATGGCTCCTAACGCCCCGCCGCCAGGCCAGGCAGCCCTCCCGCCCACGGTTGCGACCCAATCGCCGCCCGATCTCGCGTCCTTGTATCTGCAGATGGAGCAGAGGAACCGCAGCGCCAACGAGATCGACCGCGGCCTCGATATGATGGCGGCCTCGATGTCGACTCCCTCGATGGCGAGCGCGATCATGGGTTCGCGCAGTCAGGGACAGGATCCCGGCGCGCAGCTAGGCAATCTGATCATGCTGCAGAACATGCAGCGGATGCAGAGCATCCCGGCGCCGCCGGGAACCGAGCAATTTTGGAATGCGTTGCCGCCCGACGCCAAGGCGAAATACATTGAGGCGCAGGGCGCGGCCAATATCGACATCGCTAAGCAGGGCGCGGAAACCAAGCAGAAGGATCTGCTCGAAGCACAGCAAAAAGCGCCAACTGCGATCACCCAAATGCAGCAAATGGATCAGACGGCGACTGGTCTACAAAATATGAAGGAAGCCGATGGAACGCCTGTCTTGCAGAGCCTCACGCAAAGCGGTGTGACCGGCGCTGCGAAACGAAATGCTGCCGATATTCTGATCAAAGCTGCATCCGATGATAAAGAACACCCAGGGGCATTTCAAAATATGTGGAATTCGGTCCAGACATCGGTGCTGACGCCGGAAGAAAAGGCCGCGGTTCAACAAATCATCATGCTCAAAGGGCAGATCTACGGCCAAGAGTTCATCAATGCCGGATCGAGGCGGACTCAAACAGAAATCAACAGCCTTCAGTCAGGCGTAAACCCACTCGCCAATTTCAACCAGCCCTATGACGCTTACATGAAGCAGTTCGGCGACTTCCAGAACCGGCTCCATACCGGTATTGTCAATACTTACGGGGCCGCCGGGCGGGTGGATGAAATCCCCGACAGCCTGAAATGGGATATGAGCGATCCCAAAAATCCCAAGCCGCTGGTGAACTCAGCTTATTTGCCCAACGGCGATCTCTACGCCGGCCACGGCGGTCAGTGGGCGAGCAATCCGCCGCCGAAACAGGAAACAGCGACCGCTAACGCGCCGGCGGCGGGCAAAACTTATACCTACAATCCGAAGACGGGTCAGCTTGAGTGACCATTACTGTCAACACGCCTGACGGCGGGACGGCGCAGTTCCCTGACGGCACGCCGACCAGTACTATGACCTCGGCGTTGCAAGCGAAGTTCGGTGGCCCGAGCGCTGACGCCTCATCCAAGATGAGCGGAATCGGCCGCACGCTCGAGAATGCCCTCACGCTTGGTGGAGCCGACTGGGCTTATTCTAAACTCCCCGGCATGCCTTCGCTGGCGACGCAGCAGGCGCAAACCGAGGCGGCGCGGCAGAGTGTGCCCGCGATCGTGCGCTACCCGGCCGAGATCGGCGCTTACGCCGTTGGCCCTGGCAAGCTTCTCGGCCCGGTGGCTGCGGCGATGACTGGCGGCCCGATTGCCGCAGGCGTGGCCGAGGGCGCCATGGCGGGCGGATTGAGCTCGGGGTTCGGAAGCAATTTCGATCCGACCTCGACAGGTATGGGCGCGGCTGGCGGGGCGGCGTTGGGGGGTGTAGCCGGCGGCATCGGCAAGGGCGTTGCTAAATTGGGCGCAACGCCCGGCTCCGTCGATCCGGAGGCGGCGATCGCGGCGACCAAGACCACACGCGACGCTCTCTATGGGAAGTTGCAGAACATCCCGGTCGGTAGCAACAGCCTCAAGAACGCCTATGCGTCGGCGACACTCACGCCGGGTCTTGAGCCAAGCGTCACGTCAACTTTCAACACCCTGATTGGCCGCCAACTGGCGCAGATCAACGCGGGCGGAATATCGGCGAATGACGTTGCTGACTTCGCCAAGGATCTTCGCGCTCAGGCGACCAGCAACGGCGATCAGATCTTGGCTGGCAAGATCTCCGACAATCTCCTGGGCGCGCTGCCGCCCGAAGCACAGCAGACGCTGCAGGCGGCCAACGAAGCGCATCAGCAATACGCCATGGCGCAGAACCTGGCTGAGTGGCAGCGCAAGGCTGCGGCGGGGGCGCCGCTAGGCCAAGCGCCGCTGACCGAGGCCGAGAACTGGTACCAGGGCAAACCGCAATACCAGACCTTGGTTGATCTCTATCAGAAAAGTCAAAGCCAACAGGATCCTAGCTGGGCATTAGGTCACATGGCAGCTGGCTTAGCGGGCGACATTGGTGGAGCGATGTTCGGTTTCCCTGGCCATTTCATCGGCGAAGGGCTTGGTTATCTAGGCATCAAGCCGGCAATCAAGGGGGCGTTCAAGGGGGCGAAGCAGAATGCTCTGGGAAAGGCCATTCAGCAGGCTTATCCGCAGATGACCGGGCAGCAACTCACAGGAGCGCAGCCCGGTCCGCAGGTCGGCGACGCGATCAAAAACCTGATGCTGGGCAGCGCTTATTAGGGTGTGTTGATCAGGTTCCACCAAGCGGGGAAAAACCGCTTGATGATGGCCATGATGATGCAGAAAACAAAGAACATAAAAATTATAGCGATCATTCTGGCATTTCCTTTTCGCAGCGGAGAGGAGGACCAGTCTGTAGTCCGGTCCTCCCCTCCTGACGTTGATCCGACACGGTCTCTCAGGCGGGGGCCCTTCGGAGAACCTTTGGCGAGCGCAAAACTCGCCTCAGACCAGCGCGTGGGTGTTTCTTTTATAGATACCAATTAACCCGACTAGCCCAAAACCAGCAAGCAGCATCGCCCATGTCGAGGGCTCCGGCACGCCGGTCGTCAACTGGATCGAGCCACCGAATGATTGACGCGGCGCGGTGAAGTCCACTGCGAATTGCGTTTCATCCGAGGTGAACGGGCCGGTCGCTGCCGAAACTGGCCCAAAAGAACCATCGAGCAGCGCCACCGGGAAGGTGTGTGAGGCGAGCAGTCCGCCATCGGCGAAGGTGGATTCGGTGGTCGGGCCGGGGTCGTTGGTCAGACCATTGACGGTGAAGGTCGAGAGTGTATTTCCACGCCCGGTCACCGCGCTTTGCAGCACATCGACCGTCAGAATGTGCGAGCCGGTGAAGCCTAACGCTGCGCTGGCGTCAAGGGTGACGCTGGACAAGTCCGCGTTGGGCAGGATTGGCGAGCCTTGCGCGGCGATGGTGATGTTGGCGAAGTTGGCGTCATTGGCGGTGAGCGAAGCTGCGCCGGTGGTGATTCCAGTGACGTTGTCGATCAGCGTTCCGTTGTCGAACACTTCGATTTGCAGCGTCGCATGCGCGGGGATCGCCATCGCGGCGATGAACACGGTTGTCAGGAGAAGCTTATGCATTTTTGTCCCTCTTTCTGTGGTTATAGGTTAGCACGTCTTAGGCCGGTTCTGCGACCTTCAGATTACGGAAAACGGAGCGGTAGAGTTCGTCCTTGCGCTGCAGCGCCTTGACAATTCGGCGATCCAGATCCGATCCTGATAGGTCGACATAGAGTACAGATTCTCCAGTCTGCCCGCGCCGGTGGATTCGGTCTTCGATCTGATCGCGAGTGTCGGCGCTGTAAGAATTTTCGAAGAAGACCATGGTTCGGCAGAGATCGTCCGCACCCGGTCCACCCAATAAAGTGTGACCATATTTGCTCGCATCGCATTGCAAGAGGATGACTCGGCAAGGGGCATAATTGTTGAAGCGCAATTTCTGTTCTTCAACATCGTCAGGATTCATTTGGCCCTTGATCCAGGCTGGGTCATATTGCGCTAAGGCTTTGATCAGAACATCGAGCATGGCGCGATGCCGATAGACAACACACACCTTGCCCTCGGTTTCCTCTTCCAAAAGCTGCCGAAGAAGGAGGAGACGTGGATTCTTCTCGGGGGTTACAAGTTCGTGCGTGTTACCCTGTTCGTCATAGATGAAACCTGTTTGGATCTGAGCGAGCTTGGCGTATTTAGCGACAGCGACCTCCACCGTTATAACGCCAGTCTTGATCTCCAATAAGAACTGGTGCTCCATCTGGGCGTATTGCCGCAGTTGCTCGGCCGACATGGCGTAGTCGCGAATGGTGAAATCCTTGCGCGGCAGCTCGGGCAACCAATCTTTCTTCTTCGCCTGAAACACCGCGGGGGCCATGGTTCGCGCCAGATATTCGGCGTTCCGAACCCCGACCACCTGTTTGAGCTGCCACCCGCCCATGACGCAGAAGGTGTTTCGAAAGGCGTAGAAATTCATATCGGGAAACAATCCGATGGCTTTCAACTGGCCCCACAGATCATGTGGCCCTTGGGTTTGCGGTCGGCCGGTCAGGAGGCGCACGTATTTGCACGCCGCGGCTAGTCGGTGAACCGCCTTGGTTTGTTGAGACTTGCCCTTGATCTGGATTGATTCGTCAATCGCCAGGTAGGTCTGGCCGAGCTCAGCCCACATGACCAGCGCCTTGAGCACGCCGGGCAATCGCACCGCTTCGTAATTGATAATGAACACTGGCGGTTTGTTGTGATGGTTGTTGATGAAGATTTCGGCCTGTTCTTTTTTGATCGATTGAAAGACGTGCTCAGCGAAGGCGAATCCGTGTTTCTCGATCTCGTCGATCCAGCCGGTCTTGAAGCTGTTGGGGCAGACCACGATCATCCGGTCAGCTTCGCTCAGCTTTTCGTACCAGCTGTATTCGGCGAGCGCGCATAGGGTTTTCCCGAGCCCCTGCTCAAGGAACCAGCCGACGCCAGGCTTGTCGCGGGCGAAATCCAAAGCGGCGATCTGGACCGGGTCGAGCGCGCTCATTCCTCACCGAGTTTTTTTAAAGCTTCTTCGGACGGCGTAAGGCGTAGAAAGCCATTGTCCAGCTGTTCGTAGGTTGGCAACGCGCCGCTGGCGATGCCCTTTTTCAATAGGGCGTCAGCATCCTCCCAGGATAGATTGCGGGCCTTCATAAGGAAGCAGACAGCTTCGTAAGCCGTAAGGGTCGGCTTATCGTCACTCATCGGCCGTCTCCTGTTTTTGCTGCAATTCGAGGTCGCGCTCGACCAGTACCTTCGCCTGGTAAATAGCGCCGAGCGCGTTGCCGAGCGCCAGCGCGGTTTCGTTTGAGCATTCTCCTTCGAGTTGACCACGTATCGGCATTAAATCTTTGAGCGCGGTTTGGAGTCGCATCATGATCTCAGGAAGCTTCATGCATCACCAAGCGACGCGCGCGGCGCGGCCTCAAACAGGTTGATGCGCTGCTTAGCGACCTGCGCCACGCTGGTTTCGAGCGTCTTCTGCTCCAGCGTCTTATTGCGAATACGCGCCAAAGCGGCGATGTCATCCCAGTGCTTAGGCTCGCCTAAATTGCCGACGAGGATTCTGGCGAGGTCAGTCGCTATGAGCTCTAGCGCCTCCTTGCTCTCCGGTGGAAGAACTTCCCAGTTCTTTCCACGCCGGAAGGCGAATTTAATCGCCTGAGACAACTGCGCCATGTCTTCAAAGGGGTCGAAGCTGTCATCGAGATTCATTCAGATACTCCTGCAACACGGTCACCCATTGACCGCTGCCGAAAAAACACGATCGCACGTCGGCCTGCCGCACCCACGGCGAGACGAACATGAATTTCTGCTTCCAGCCGATCAGTAGCGCCGGCACGCCAACGGCGAGCCACTTTTTGCCCTCTTCGTATTGAAGCGCGGTCGGGGCGAAGAGGTTGCCCTCGACCATCTTGCCTTCGGCGAAGAGGAGGGGATGACCGGGCAGCTTGATCACAAGATCGAGCAACCCGGTCGCCCAGCGGTCCTCCCACCGCCGCGCTCGCCCGCCGGGGAGGGCGTTGACCCCCTCGACAAGCTTGCGTTTCCTGTCAGCTTCGGTTGTCATTCCGCCGCTTTCAGAATTTTCTTGACCACTTCGAAGGTGACGACGATGCGGCCCGTTAGTGGATCGTGAGCGATCAGAAGATCGTTCTCGATGATGACCAGATCGTGCTTTTCGACATGGGCGCGAATGTGCGCGTCTAGCGTCTTGGTGAATTGCTTGATCTGGTCGGTCATTTATTCCGCCGCTTGTTCGTAAGCGGCGAGCGCATAAAGGCCTTCGCCGACCCGCTCGACCTGACCAGACTTGGTCAGAGCAGCGATCCCGGTCGATAGCGAGCCGGCCGATAGGTGGACACGTTCGAGGGCTTCCTTGAGTTCTTTGACGCTCGCCTGGCCGTTCCCGAGTCGCGCCAGGATCGCGTCGTTGACCTTCGAGTTGCGCACCTTGACCGGCGCAGCTTTCTTGGCCGGCGGGTGCATCTTGTGGATCACTTCAGCCCGGTCGACCGGCGTGGTGGTGATGAGAACCGATTCGACCAGGGGCCCGATTTCGTCGATGAACCGAGCCAATTGTTCGGCCGAGTTCATTTTGATGGTGGCGCTATAGGTGTTTTTCATTCCTTGTCCTTCGTGATTTGAGATCCGTAGATCTCCAGAGCGCATCGGAGCGCCCGAGAAGCCATCTTCAGATGGACTCCCTGCTTTAGCATATCGTCGGTATTAAGCACCTTGTCGATGTGTTCGACCACGATCTCTAGCACTTCGGCCATGGTGACAGCGTAGGGATAAGTTAGATCTTCATCAGGCATTCCCAGGCGTCCTTGTGAGCCTCGGGTAGAGAGTTGAATCGGCCTGACCAGACCTCCTGATTGCGCGCCGCATCGACCCGCAGCCAGCCGTAGGTCGGGGTTCTCTTGTGCTTGAACAGCACGATCCGGTAGCCGCGGCCTTTGTGAGTGGCGGTGTGGACGAAATTGCCAGTGGCTTTCACGCGCCCCCAATTGCTGAGCGACATGAACATGTGCCGCTCGTATTCGTCGGAATTCCGCATCCGCGGATTGGGCGGGTTCTTCGGCTCTGGTTCCGGCTCCACATCGGAGAATGACGGCTCGGTCTGATAGCGGGCGAGGATCTCGCGCGCGATCATGCGAGTCGCCGGATCGCCCCGGATGTCCTCGGCTAGGCGCCGAATCTTCTCGAGTTTGGCGGGAGTCATTTACCAAGCCCAGCCCCCTTTTTCTCGCAGATCTTCTGCATCAGGAACATCAGCGCCTGAGTCGGATCGGCCGCCATCCATTTCTCGCCGAACATGCCATAGACGACCGCGCGGGCGACGGCGCCCTGGGCGGTATTGCCGCCGCGACCATTGTGATAGCGCATGGCTTTGGAGATCATCGCCTCGGCCTCGACCCAGGTGTCGGGCACCTCGATCATCTGCCTGTTTTTGCCGATCGAGACGAATCTCACTATTCCCCTCCATCGTGTTCTTCGAACGGGATTAGCGGCTCGAGGCGATAGCCCCAGCGCGCCGCCAGGTTGTTCAGAATCTCCAGCGCCAGCTGCTTGCGTTCATCAGGCTCAATGTCCGGATAGCTCGCGCCGATGCTCATTTCGATCACCGCGCCGGTGGTGAAAGAATAGGCTTTCACATATTCTTTGGTTGAAATTTCTGGCATTTCTTGACTTCCTTAAAACGGAGGAGCCCGCAACCGGGGGGCAGTTAAATCGGGCTCCTCCTAGCCCCTGCTTGCTACACAGGGGATTCCCTAGAAGGGAATCTCGTCGTCGTCGCCCTTATTGGCATAAGCCTCTGCGGGCGCTTTATTGTCGCGGATCTCGTCGGCCTCCGCGTCGATGTCCACGATGAATCCAGACTTGCTATACTGTTCGTACAGCGCCTGCATGCGCTGGCCCTTACCTTGGTCTTGAATGTTGCCGATGTACTGGAATTCGTAAGAGAAGAACGGATCACCGGTGGGCCCGGTAAGCTTCTGCTGCACGATCCGATAACGCTGGAAATAATGGTCGACGCCATGCGCGCCAAGCGCAGAGAGGAAGTTCTGCATCGGCTTGATTGCGGTGCGCGAGGAGATGAAGGCGCACAATTGCTTGTGCCTATCCGGCATGTCGATGACCCACAGTGTATTGTAGGTCAAAGTGGCGATCGGCTTCGAGCGCGGATCCTCGGGCTGTTGCGTGCCCCAAGTATTTGCGCCGTGATCGGTCACCAGCTTGCCGATTCGCCACTTGTAGACCTTTGGGTTGTTGGGGAAGCGGACCTCAAAGGTTTGATTTGGGATATCCCAAGAGATTCCGTTGGTCGCCGACGCGAGCGGGCCTTTCTGTTCGCCTTGGCCACCGACGCCTTTGGGCGCCCAGACCTGATAAGACTTGCGCAGCAGGATCAGCGTGCCGGTGACCTGATGCCCGAGGTTTTGGTTGAAGATCGTCAACCAGAAGTTCCCCGGCGAAGCGCCGGGAGTGCCGTTGATGACCTCGGGCGACATGCCCGCTAACATTTTTAACTGTGGAGGTTTGAGATCGCTCGAATCGATATTGCCGACCTTGGCGCCCTTGCTAGCTTCTCGCATCCAACCCGGCACGCCGCCGGATTCTTTCTCGGTCAATTCGTTGCTCATGATGACGTATTTTCCCTTCTCGCCGCTCCAGCGATAATGCGGTCGTTCATAGTTCATCTCACGCCTTCGTGATCGAAGTGTAAGGCGTGGACGAGACTTTGAAGAGCGCTTGCGGCAGCGGCTTACCGGCCTCATGCATGTCCTTGGCGTGCGCGCCCATCGTCATTGGGTGGATCGATGGCTTGATCATGCCGCCATTGCCCGATTCGCGGATGAAGGCGAACGCCTGATCAGGCTTGAGGATCGAACATGACCAGCGATCGGCGACCGTCACCCGGCCGACGTTGTCGATCTTGATTGTCTTGGTGTTCTGATTGTTGAATAAGGTCGGGATCAGTTCTTGGCTGAGCGCGTCGAGATGCTTCTGCATCGAAGCCATCTTGATCTTGAGTTCGTCGACGGTGGCGCGCAGCTCGGCGAAGTAGGTGACGACGTTGGGGATATTGCCTTCCTCGACCACCCGGACGGTGTCGCGCTCAGCGCGCTCAAGCAGGTTGTCGAGGTTCCTGGCGACATATTGCGCCGAGGTCATCAGATCGAATTGCATGTCGTTTCCTTTCGACCGGACCACTGGGATTGGGGCCGGACAAGGACAGCTTTATGTGCAAATTGACGCCGCTGTCAAGCCCGGTGTAGGCTTATTCACCGGAGGCCCCTCATGTCAGTTCTGACCACGCTCGCTCTGATGACCACCGCAGTCGTCGCCAAGCTTCGACCGGTCAACGCCGATGTCGAAATAACCCGCCTCCAAGCGAAGCTCGATGAGCTCGAGCGCCAATTGAAGGATATTCGAAGGGATCGCGACGATTGGATGGGGATGGCTGAGCGTTGGCGCGCTCGCTATGAAGCGCTACGCCCCAACGAAGAGATCGTCCGCGCGCAACTGCAGGCGCAGCAACTGATGGCGATGGCGCAATCGCAGCAGAACATCGCGCAGATGGCGCAATACTCGCAGCAGAATCAAGGCCTAGCGCAGCAGGCTGGTTTGCAGGGCGCATACCAAGACTTTTGCAATTGCGTCCCGGCGCGCCACGATATGTTCAGACTCGGCTAAGCCGCTCGGCGAGCGCGTTCCAGCGCCTCGCCTCGTCCCGGTCGTCCTGGCGAATTGCCCGCATCGTCATTCGCTCGGCGATGCGCAGAAGCGTTGCAACCACCGCTTCCGGCTCGTCGGCCTCGACCAATTCGACAATCTGAAATCTGAGCGCGTCTTTTTCATGCGCGTTCACCGCCAAGTCGCCGCCTTGACTCCCCACATCTGCGCCGTCTGCGCTTCAGTGATGGCGATAGCGAACATGCGCTTAATCTCGGGATCATCGGTCGAACCGCCGTAGGTGTGGCAAAGATCGATGAAGGCTGCGGCGGCCTCTTTCAGCTCGCGAACTGTTTCGTCGCCACTCGGATTGAAGGTCAGCCCGACCGCGCGTTGGCCAAAGGTCAATTCATCGCCCTGCAGTCGGCCAAGGCTCATGGCGCGGTCCTATGGCGCTCAGCGCGCGTCATCGCGCCGCGCTTCACGCCCTTCTTCGTCGGTTGGTTTGAGCCTTTCTTGAGACTCCCGCTCTGTTGGAGAGCATGAGTGCTGATAGCAAAAGCTGAGTTTGTGCCCCAGCCCTTTTTCTTTAGTTCACGAACAGCGGCGTCCAATATCGCTGGCATGTTGATTCCTTTAAGCGCACGCAATTCCGTTGGAGGGGGGCGCTGCGGTCGCGCCAGCGGCGTTATGCGCGGTCACAATGCAAGTGATGGTCGTGCCGGAATCCGCAGCAACAAGCGTATAGGTCGACGCCGCCGCGCCAGCAATCGTTGTCGCGCCACGACGCCACACATAAGTGTACGAACTTGGCGTGTAAGTCCAATTGCCGTTGGTGACAGTGAGAACCTGACCCACTGTTCCGGTCCCGCTGAGCGCCGGCACGGTGGTGTTGACTGGCGGAATCTCGTTCGCAAGCCCAGCGGTGATCGCGTTGCCCATCGCCACCGGCGTCAGATTGCCAGCCTTGCCGGCGTTGACAATCAGCATAATGTCATTGGTGAATCTGGTGTTCTTCCAGTGCCCAGGCACTAGAATTTGCGTTGGCCCGGTCTGCATTTCGGTCGAACGCCGGGTTGGGTCGGTCGACAGCGCGGCAGCGATGGCGTTGAGCTCGATCGCCCGATTCGGGTTCCACTTGTGGATCTTCGCCGTCAGCGCAATCTGACCGGAAAAATCGGCGATCTTGTAGCTCATGGGCTAGCCTCAGAACGGCATATTTGGATATTGCCAATTGGCTGGGTTGCGGAAGAATTTCTTATTCGAGAAACCGGCGGTCGTTGGCGCTTGCGCGCGTGCGCCGCGGCCGCCGGCGTTCTGCAGCTGCATTCCGAGCATGGCGTTGTTCATGTTCGGAGTTCCCGCTGCGGCGCCCCAACCTGGGCTCGCGAGCGCGCCAGCGGGAGGCGCAGATGCTGGCGCAGCGCCACGATTGAAAAGACCGGAAAGGTCGAGCGCGCCCATCCTTGCCGGGCCGCCCGGCTCATGCGGATCGGCGGAGAGATAGCCAGGTCGGGTTGGGCCGCCAACGATATCCGCGTTCGGCCGATCGATGGTGGTGAACATCGGACTCGGCGCGGGCGGCGGCGCAGCTGCAGCGGGCGCAGCGCCGCCATAACCTAAATTATAGCCTTGCGGCGCTCGAGGAACAGCGTGCTGTGGCGCGCCGACCGGAAACGGAGCCGCGACCATCGGCCGCGGCGGCGACAGGGGAGGCCCAGCGCCAGGCGGAGGAGGTGGGCTTGGAGGGAATGGCGGAACAGCCACACCCCTACTTTGCGATAAGGGTCCGGTCTGAGTGATCGGCGCAGTTGCGGTTGTGGGCGCGGCGGCCGGGCTTTGAGTCGCGAACGGATTGTTGAAGCCGAAAGGATGTTGCCAAAAGCTCCAGGCCTTTTGCCGCTCAGCGTTGTCGGAGGCGATGGCGCTATTCATCTGTTCATCGATAGAACCATTGCCGTAGGTCGGGCCGACTAATGAGGGAGCAGCAAGGATGCCCCCGGTTACGCCTTCAGTAGCTGCCAGCATCGGATTAATGTAATTGCGGATTCCTGGCGCAGGTGCGCCGGTGCGCGAATTCGGCGTGGTGGTGGTGAGTTGACCACCCTGCGGGGTCGAAAACGATGGTTGATAGCTCGAGGCGGTTGGCGCTTGGCGAAACGGCTGGCCGGTCGAGGAGTTCGGCGTGCTGATTGTGATCGGGCCGCCTTTCGACAGGGTTGTCCAATTCCCGCTTCCTGGCGTTGGCGCCGCAGTGGCGGTCGGCGGCACGCCGTTGATGCGCGTCCCTGGCGGAAAGATTTCCTGCCCGAACTCGTCGGTGTAACCGTAGTCGTCCGCCATTAACGTTCCATTTGGGTGACGCCAGCGATCTGTTGCGGTTGCTGATCAGGATCGCGCTCGTCATGCGCGGCGACCCAATTGGCGATCCCCATCGCCTCCATTTCCTGCGACCGCTCGAGCTGCTCGACGCCGACCGGCACCACATCGCTGACCGGCAGTTGCTCAGCCTCGGCCTCCGCCTCTATCTCGGGTGGGGCGCCTTCCCATTCTTCGTCGGGCATTGGTTGTTCTGGCATTGGGGGCGGCCGTAACGGAGCTCGGTAGGTGGTGGTGGTCGTGCGCTTGATGGTTGCCATGAAGGCCTCCTATCGCTGCGGCGGAACCTCGCTCAAAGCTCTCAACTTTGCAATCCCCACCAATCGCTCATCTCCATCTGGACATTCGGTCCAATCGAGTAGCGGCAATTGGATCATGATTCGTTCTGGAGGACGCGGAAGACGCAGAGGACGGGGATAAACCCAGGACACCGAACATCGCTGGGGAAATGGATAGAGCCACTTCGAGAATCGGTGGCAAGCTTCGGCTGGCGTCGCTAGCAAGAGAATTATTCCGGTTCCATGGCATCCGGATCGTAAGGCCCGCGATAGTCGCGTCGTTTGTTCTGTCGATTTCCCCGCCATGGTGTGGCGCCTTCTGCCGAGCGGATATCATTGAGCTCCCAGTCTGCGCCGGGATGAATGGGCCAGTTCGGTGGAATGGGCAGACCATGCGCCTCCCCGAGCTTCTCCAATAGCCGACCATAGCCCCATTTGAATTTATACATGCCGCCCCCAACTGGCTCAATCACAGCGGCGCGCTGAAACTCCTCCAGCACCTGCGACGCCTCGACCTTGGTGCGAGCGCCGTCGACCCGCTTGATGGCGCTGCGCAGGTCGTTGATGGAGAACCAGGCGGTGATGTCGTTGCCAGTGTGGATCCGCGCGTCGGCGACCAGCTCGCGCGCGATCTGGCGCGGCTTGGACATGATCGAGCGAACTACGTTCTCGTCGTCCCTGGACGAGTGGGTGAGATCCTCGAGCGCCTCGCGCGAGCATTCGAAGTCCATCAAGTAGCGCATCAGGTGCTGCTTGAAGACCGGGCGCAGCAGGGCGTCGGTGAATTCGGCGTAGAACGGTTTAAGGGTAAGCGCCCAGGCCTGGAATTCCCGGTCGGTCATCTGCCGGTTTTCGGCTGTCCAAGCGACGATGAAGAAAAAACAGCGATCAGCGGCGTCTTCCGGCGTTAAACCAATATCGGGTTGATTGGCGGCGATCAGTAGCCGGGAAGGAATGTAAAAGTCCTGCTGATCCTTGAATTTAAGCTGGCCCGACACCCGGTCGGAGCGCACCAGCTTCTTGATCATATTGATCGCGCCGACGTTCTGCAGCCGCACCTCATCGATGAAGGTCAGCAATTTGCCGATGAACGGTGTGATGACGAACTTGTTTTCTGACAATTGATCGGCCGCGGCGCCGCCGGCCATGACGCCCAGCATCGCCTTCATGAAGTTCTCGCCGAACTGAGATTTTCCGATTCCCTGACCGCCAACGATGATCGGGCACACCTGCGGTTTGATCTGCGGATATTGGACGATGAAGGCGATGAATTGTTTGAGCCAGTTGATTTGGGCGTCGTTGTCCTGGGTCAGAAGCCCGAGCATCCGGTCGAGCATGGTGACCGCGGGCCGCATGATCGATTCCTCTATGGTGGCGATAGGCTTGACCACGAAACCGGGAAAGGTGTTGAGGATCGGGAATTCGTCCGGATAGCGATCCTCGCCATTGAGGAGCCCGTGGACCGGGCTGTAGCGCAGGATGGCTCCAGGCTCATAGCCGGGGCGAAACTCCCGGTGCTGCACGTCGGTGCGCAGCGACGAGGCGGCGTAGATCCGGAACGGATTGAGCGCCTTGCCATTAACATAGACCGGCTCGTTCTGGTGCCGCTCGGCCATGTCTCCCAATTTGTGTTCGTAGTGCAGCCCTTTGATCAATTCGTCCCGGTCGAGAAAGTCACCCATCGTCCGGTCGTAGACATAGGTTTCACTCATTCGCTCGATGGCGTCGATGTCGAGGCCGGCGCGAAACGCTCGCCTTATGCCGATCTTGGCTTGCGGGCCGAACAGAGTTTCGATCGCGCCCCAACCGGGGATCGGCGCGGTCGGGTTGCGCTCGAATGCGCCCTCGGCGTGCAGGAAGGCGACGCCCAGAGCTTTGGTCGCGCCCAGTGCGCCGAGAAAGTCGAGCAGCTTGCCGGCGGTCGAGGCATTGTCGATCGGCGACCAGCACACCCCTTCGAGCGATTTGCCGCGCGCATTGATGTCCCTGCCCTCGAGGATCAGGCGGGCGATCCAGCCACCGATGATCTGGGTCAGGCTCGAATCCCAGTCTTCGAGCCCGTCGAGGTAGACGGCGATCCAATAGGCGAGCGTGGCGAAGGCGATAGCGCGAGCGACCGCCTCCATCGGGCTTGCGGCGAGCGGGCGCGGCTCGAGATCCTCGAGGCCGAGCTCGGCGTCGTCGGCCGCGGGCTTGCCGAGCGGACGCCAGACGACCAGGCGCTGAGCGAAGATCGAGCCGGGCAAGGGACTCGAATCGACCCAGATCGCCTCTTTCGCGCGCGGGGTCGGCATGGCGGAATATTTGAATTTGGTTTCAACCCAGGCGCCGGCCTTGTCCTTATGGCCGCGCGGCCACAGCTCGCGCCAGCGATCGATCCGCTCCGGATCGTCAATCTTCAGAATGATCGAGGTGATGAATTGACTGCCGAAGGCCGCGCGCGCGTCGACCTGAAGGAATCGGAAAGCCTTAAATAAGAACCCGAGCCAGACTTCGTCGGGCGCTTTGATTCGAAGCTCGATGAAACCGTCGACCAGCCGAACGCCGAGGTTGCGCTCGTCTTCCTCGCGCATCCATTCGGAAAGGTCGGTGCTGAGGCCTTCGGGCGGCTTGACCGCGTCGTCCGCGGTCGAGGTTGAGGATTGCGGGTTGAGCCAGACCGCCGGGGCGCACAAATGCTTTTTGGTGATGAAATCGGTGGTTAAAAAGCGTTGGATTTGCGTGAGTTGCCATGGCATTTTTCGCACCTGAATCGGATCGAGGTTTCGGTCTGATTCACGGTCCTGTCAAACGCCGGTTGTGGACAAACGGGAATTGATTCGCTACATCAGCGAGGCCCGTGCGATTCCTGTTGCATCGATAGCGCGGCGCTCACCCCTCGCGCGTTACTGGCATTTCTCGCGAGGGGTTTTTTATGCAAAAAAAGGGAGAGCCGAGCTCTCCCAGTCCTTAGCGGGTTGTGAGCACCGCTAGTCGACTTCGTAGAAGCCCTTTTTGATATCGTAATTGATGCGCTCGATTGCTGTCTTGCCATTGCGTTGGGCGTTCCAAGCAAAGACGCAACCCTGATAAAGCTGGGTGTCGGTGATCGGCGACTTCCGACGCTTAGGGGTTTTCGTTTCCTGCAACCACCGATCAAGCGTCGTTGTCGGCGCTTTTTCAGCAAAGTCCTCGCCGCCACGACTGACGTTGTGCCAAAACTCCTTGGCCGCTTCTGGGTCTTTCTCCCAGGTGGCGAAGATGGCTCCAACGACTGGAGCTTTCTTGAGTTCTGGCGTCTTCATTGTCAGAACATTGCCCATCCAAACGACGAAGGGCGCATATTCGGGTGTATGAAAGAGGTCATAGACCTCATCGCCCTTTGGCACTGGCACGCCGACTTTGCGACCCAGATACCATGCAATGCCCTCGGCCGCTGACTTTGCCGCTGGCCGCGGGACTGCACGCAAGTCCGCCTCCATCATCTGGTAGGCGCCAGCGATGTCTCCTCTTGAGCGCAGCGATCCTTTCGGATCGAATTGCCGGAAGAGAAGGATTTCATCCCGCTCGTCGTCGACCTTGTAGCGGCTGAGATTAACCATCAGACCGCTTGGCATATCGCCATCAAGCTTGGCCAGAATATCACTGGAATGCTGACCATTGATGCGCCGTTCCGTTTCATCTGGACGCACTGCGATGGCCCAGTTAAAAACGGTTGCCTGACCGGCCATGATTTGACCTTTCAGATAGTCTAACCGCTTGTCGTCAAGCGGGCGCTCAGTTGCCGAGCCTGGCATCTGCGCGATCTTTCGGGCGAGTTCGCTCGTAACGGAGAGAAGCTCGCTGTTTAACAAGGTGAAAGCCATAACTTTCATCTTCCTTTGCGGACGCGATTAAGGGGAACGGGCTCAGAGGGCGTTCCAGGCTCTGGCCCGCTTTCCATCCACGCGTCAGCGAGTTTTCCAAGTTCAAATGCAATGACTGATAGCTCAACGAATGATACGGTGGCTGCATGTCGCTTGCTTTGTTCTTTGACTCGCTTGATGAGTGGACGAAACTTGTCGATCACATCACGATAAGGAATTGTGATCCTTTGTTCTTCCTTTCGTTGAGTAAGGCGTTGGTGTTGGTTAGAGGTTTTCGCCTCGGCGCGGTGCATGATCACTTCCGCTTTATTGCGATTCGTTTTCCGTGTGATTTCGCCAGCAACGGCGGCGGCGTTAAAAACTTCAGAATCGGCTCTTTTAGCGCGTGATAAATAATAAAGTGCCTGAACATCGCCAGGGAAAGAAATATCGGTAACATTGTTACCGATATTTTCAGCAACAACTATATACCGTCTGCACATTGAGATATTTAACCCAACAACATCTAGGCATAGATCCTCTAAACGTCTTCCCCATTTCTGGCCTTCAGCTTTAAATTTATCGAAAAATTCTCCGATCCGTCTGCCTTTTTCAAGGATAGCCTGAACTTTGGTTTGATCGGCTCGCTTTTCGGCTTTAGTCGCTTCGGCGATATAGGCTTTCCAGTCGTCCAGAGTCTCTGGCGACGGAAATATTCGAACGACGTTGTCGGCAGGGTGGTCAGCTGGCATTTCCTCGTCCATATCCTTGTCCTTGTAGAACGTCAAGCAGCTCAACTGCGGCGGCGATGTATTTCGTCCATTTCGCTTTGCTCAGATCGATCTGCAGCGTTTCCTTGTCCTCGAAGCCCTTCTCGAGGCACAGCATGCGGTCCTCGACGCCCACAATCCGCCACTGCTCCTGATTGATGGAAATCCACATATGATCGTCTGCTTGATAGCCGCCCGACTCCTCGCGCGGCAGGTCTTTGTGCAAAAACCTAGGCGGCATGATCTTGAGCTTGGCGAGGGCGATGATCGCCTCGGTCGCGCCCGCTGGGTTGCGTTTGGCCTTCCCGTCAAGCTCTATCCAAGTGAAGTAGAATCGCCGCCATTGGCGCAGCACCGATTCAAACGCTGAATCTTCCTGCAGATAGCGAGGCAGGCGCGGCCAGCGCGCGCATTCGCGCTCAAACACCTCGCGCCAATCCGGCTCCTCGAGCTCGATCTCGCCAGCTTCGCGTGGGGTCACGGCGTATCTATTTGCTCCCAGATGCTGCCCCACATTTTAAGCCAGATCGTTCCATCGTCGCACAAAGCGTAGAGAATCGGGTAGCCGTTCGCGTCCGACGTTGCACTAATCTGAACGACCTTGTTCACACCCATGACTCCACAATTTTGATGTCATCGTTGTCCGCCCGCGGCACGCAGACTAGGCCGGCGTCGCCAAAGATCCGCCGCAGCTCCTCGAGCTCGGCGATCAGCATCACGTCGGTGGTGACGCTCTGGCCGCCGATCGCCTCATGCTTGCGGGCGACGAACCCATGCGGATAGTCGCGCGGGTGGTCATAGATCGTCCAGATCGCCAACGCGCCCCGCTGGGCGGAATCGTCCGTCGTGTTCAGGACGAACAGCACATTGTCGTCTAAAACGGCCGTCTGGGCCTCTGTGAGCGTGTCTGGCATAGGTTTGCTCCTCTTTGAGCCTTCTCATCAGGGCGCGCCTCAGAGGGCAGTCCCAGGCCTTCCTAATAGCAACGTTGCGGCGGTCGATCTGTTCGCGGGTCATCCGAAGGATGAATCACAGATCGACTCCCCTGGGAATCCTTCCGGATGAGATCGCCATGAAGTTGCAGCCGTCCTGCTTGATATTCGTTTCCCGGCTGCATTCCTCGCACTTGCCGCGGGTGAAGAACCGATTTTCCTCGGCGATGGTTTGCTTGGCGCCGCAATGGGCGCAGTTGAATTGCTGGTGAATCGTCCAGCCTGCGCGCATCTTGCGCTCGGCGTTCTTCGCCACTTCATCGAATGGATGCAGGTTCACGACTGTCCTTTGCGCTCGGCAGTGCGAGCCATTTCGGCGTTGACCGCGGCTTTGATTTCGTCGGTCAGATAGACTTCGCGCGCCCTTGGCCGGCCAAGCCGTCTGATCTCTCGCTCAACCTCGTTCACCTGCTTGCCGGTGGTCGGATAGGAATTCGCCTTGCCGGTGAGGGATTTGTAGTAAATGGTGTTCTTCGACACTCCGAACACGCGCGCCAGGATCGGGACGCTGACTCCTTTCTTGGCGTCGTAAAGCAGATTGATCGCCACCCGATCGCCAAAGGTCAGCGCCCGCGCCTTGCGGCGCGAGCGTACGATCAGCGCCCGGTCCAATTCGACGGCCATCGAGGGGTCCAAGTTGGTGTCCTTCAGTGTTGCAGCCGCCGGCCGATGGCGCAAGGAATTGCGTTGACGAGGATTCCGGCGCGCGTGACTTCGGCTAGATCCTTGCTGTGCAGAAGATCGTCGACCTCCTTGTCGCAAAGCAAACGCTCGGCTTGGTCATAGGGATCGAGCACGGGCGGATAGCGCCACCACAGCGCGATTACGGACGCTGGAGCGCCGATCAGGGCAGCGAACATCCACGGCTTCACTTGACCGGCCGGCCGAAGGCGCGGGCGATGCGTTTGCGTTCCTCGTTTTCGAAGCTGATCACATCGGCGTAATCGAGCTTGACAGCAGCGACCGCCAACCGCTCTTCGGCTTCCAGCTTGCGCTCCATTTCGGCCAGGATGGCGTGATCGATCTTGCGCCGGCTAGCGCCGTACTGCTGTTGCCAGTGGTTCGGTTTCATTTGCGACTCCGTGAGAAAGGCGAGGGCAAGGAGGACGAGCGCGAGCGCCATCCATTTCATTTGAGTAGATCGATGAGAATCTGACCGCCGTAGGCGACGGCGAACATAAAGGCGAGGATCAAGAGTGGATCGGCTTTCATCGTTCCTCGGCGTATTTGCGCGCCAGGCAGGCTAGGAGGTGCCCCAGGCGCTCATGCAGCGCATCGACGGACACAATCAGGTCATGGCGGACGCGGCCGCCCACGGGGCATCTGGCGTAGGTCTGCATGGCGCTGGCGATCTCACGACAAGTCGTCTCGACGCTCTTAGCAAGGTCGGCCGAGGCGACTTTCATTTGCTCTGCCGTTGCAGGGCGGTCATAGCGGTTCGACCAATTCGGCGACGATGGAGAATTTACGCACCCGTCCGGAGGCGTCGCAGCGCACATGAACGAGATCGCGGCCCACTTTGACCACGACGCCGTAGCGATCGCCTTGCATCCAGGCGTCGGTGGCGGGGTGGATTTTTATTCGTTGACCAAGCTTGTACATTTGGCATTTCCTTTTCGACGATGATGTCAAACGTCGTAATAGCTCCGCTCTTCCTGCGCCGATTCGAGGTTTTCGAGCTGGCGTGCGACTGCCTCCGCGGGCGAGATCCTTTCGGCATGCCAGGCGCGCGCGTCGCCGTAGAGGAGGCCATTAAGGCCCTGGTCTTCGAGGGCGTCGTTGACCTTTGTCCACCAAGGCATAAGGGCGAGCTTGTGGTAGGCGGCGTTCATCGGCGCACCTTCAATAAACGCGCCAGGCGAGCGTAGCTCGACGGGGTGACGGCGCGCGGCGGGTGGAGGGCGTAAGCGATAGTTTCGTTAGTCGAATAGTCTTCGATCTGACTTTCTTGTTCGAACCAGCGGCCGCAATCCCATTGCGGTGAGCAATGGCGGAGCGCGGTGCGCAGGTCCATAGCGTAGGGATCGGCGTTGTCGATTCGGTCGAGTGGATCACGGCCGCCGTTGGCGTGGACGTAGCCATGCTCGGCTGCTTCGCCGTTGGCGGCGCTTTCCGGAGTAACGATTTCGTAAGTGACGTGAAACATGTTGCACCTCGTTGGCAAGACGCGATTTAAGCCCGCGCTGGGGGTTTGTCAAGGACAGATTTTTGGATTTTTTCGCCCAAGCCTGGATTGGTTGCGCAGAGCAATTCGAGCTCGGCCATGTCGCCCCAATAATTACGGCCGCCGCGGGCTAGGTGGTTATGGGGCTTGCGGGTCGTCCAATAGGCTAGGATCATGCGCGCTTTGGCCTCCGAGAGCGGCATGCCGTTGGCGACGTTGCGGCCGAAGGGGGTCATGGCTTCCATCTCCCAGATCGGGCGCGCGGGCTTTCGACGCCGTTGCCGATATGAGCGGCGTCAAAGCAATCGGACGAGGTTCGATAGCGTTCGACTGACCAGCGGTTGGAGCCGGCCGGGTTGCGCCAAGCCCAGCGGGCGGGGCAGGTTGGGGGCGGTTGTGAGCCATCGTCTTCTTTCCAATTGATGTCGGTTGCTGGCCGGTAGGCGATTTCGATAGCGATTTCATCGTTATAGGCGTTGATGATGGTATGGTTTCCTTCATATTTATCGGCGCGGGCGTCGCTCAGGCGTTGGCGGATGTCGGTGGGTTCGGGCCGGTGGGCGCGGATACGCAGGATTTGGGAGTCGATTTCGTCGGTGTAGTAGGCTTCGCCGAAGGCGATTTCGCCGAGTCGGTTAAATTCGCGCGCCACTTTGGCGTAGTGGCGCGAGGCGTCGCGCTGGCAATTGGCCAACAGCGACGCTGCCGATACGGAGATACCAAAAGCTTTCGCCACCAAGGTGCGTTCGAAACCGCGGTGAAGGGCAAAATAAGCACCGCATTGCTGTGGGAAATTAAGGCGCGGCCCTTTTCTGGGAGGTAATTCTGCAATCATACGTTCTAGATTTTCAGTGGCTCTCGACATGGTTGTGTCCTTTTTTTTAAGTTAGTGTTGATGTCAATAAACTTGTCTCCTATTGCTGTCAATTACCTCGGGCTTCTAAAGTGCAGGGGGTGATTTATGCGCGCGAGAAATGGAAGAGAAAAAACAGTGTTTACCAGAAATATTAGTGTAGAATAGGAAGAGAAATAACTTTGTATCGTGTTTCGGACACTGCACTTTAGAAGCCTTAGGAAATTTACCCTATTGAGAATTTGACTATGAACCCTCGGAGGCCAAACCGGGGGCTCGGAGGCCATCCCCAAGAGGCTGCGCTTGCGCTGCGTATTCCATAAAAAAGAGGGGCAAAGCCCCTCTGATTTTCGCCAGCTGTATATCCTCTAGTGGTGCAAGGGATATGAGACGTTTTTGACCGAATCGGACCAGCAGGCGCGGCAGGGGCCGCACATATTGCCGCGGGTGCGGGCTTCGCATACTGTACCCATAGGCTTTAAAGCCTTAGTGTGTACGGTCGACGTATGCGCGTAGCTGGCGATCGGCTTGTCATCGATCATGGTGGAGCTAACGCGCACTACAAGGTTTGAAGGAAAGGTGCGTTCGGCCATGAACGCCTTGACCACAGCCGCCTCGCGTGTGGGCAACCAGTGTTTAATGGTCGGGGTGAGCTCACATACACGTACGATCGCCCGCAACATCGCTAGTGATGCGATGTCGCCACCATCAAACCATCGATGGAACGGCTCAGATGTTTTTTCCGCCATGCGGTGAATCTGGAACGCCATGGCCGCGGCCCATTGTTCTGGCCGTTCTTCGATCATGCGAGTCGCCTTGAGGTAGTTGGAGCTCCAGCCCATATGCGCTGAAGGGTAACGCTTCTCGATTCGAATGGCGTAGCAGTCGTGGCATGTGCTGCCTTCGATCTTGGCCAGCTTTGCGCCGACGTTGCAATGATCGGTCGTCACGGCGAAGGTCGAACCGGGCATTTTCGAATTGCGGATTGAGACTTGGCCAGCGTCGCGCTGGGCCGCGGCCATGGTGGTATAGGTCATGACAGCCATCCACACTTCCAATTGACCGATTCCCATGTGCCTTTGGCGTAAGGGCAGGCTGTGAAGGACAAACCGGCGCGTTTCGCGTCGTGTCCTTCGTACCATCGAATAGTGTCATATCTCATCTGGCATTTCTCCGTTTGGACTCTTCAGCTGGCGCGTGACGCCAGGACGCGCGCCGCGGCGCGCGTTTCGTCCTATTTGCGGTTTGCTTTGCGGGCGCGCCATTGATTGGAAGGCAACACAACGTAGCTCAGACGTGGAAGCGTGGAACGTTTACCGTTTAGATCGGTGATCAGAATGATGCGCGGTTCAGTAGGGGAGGCTAGGTCGTAACGGAATGTTTCGTTTGTCATCTGGCATTTCTCCGCGCGCGACATGCGCGCAACGCGAGACATAGGGGTCCAATGTCAAAATGTCAAGCAATTAAATTGCAATGCGAAGGTGATTTGTGCGATCGATACGAAGTGTGGGACCAAGTGTGGGGCTGGACTCGGTCGCACACTTCGAGCCTCAACAAACTCTAGGCGTTGCGGTCAGGGTTGGGTGCCTGCGTGTGGCACCTAACCCCTTGAGACGTTCCATGATCACGCGCCGCGAGCGCAACCATGGCCCATGGTTGCAAGGCCGCGAAACGCCTATTGGCCGCGGCCGCGAGGCCCTCCACCATGCCCCCTCTTGCGGCACCGGGGCCGGGGGTGTCACCCACCGTGTTTTGTGCTACCATAATTAACACATGAGCGCCGATAAACCTTATTTAACTTTGGTTGATCCGGGATCTCACCCGGAACTGGAGGCAGAATTTGTACCTCTTCCATTTTATCCATGGACGGAAAGGCCAAGTACGTTACCACTTGACCAAGACGAATGCGCCACGGCCATTCATCTTGGCCACAATTTGCCCAAAGCCGCCTTTCTTCTCAAGGTTCCCGAGTTTCGGTTGCGGCGGCTGGTTAATCAAAGTCCGCGTCTTCAGCGGGTTCTTGAAGAGTCTTTTGGTCTTGCTTTGGATCGTGCGGTAGCGGTTCCGATTGACACGCTTTTTGATCCGGCTTCGGATCAGCGGGCGAAGGAGTGGGCGAGCACCAAGTTGCTGCAGTCTCGGCTTGCCATTGGTCATCCGTTATCGCCTGCTCCTTCTTCTTCCACTCAGGGCAACGCCAGTGTTCAAGTCACGCCGAGCAAGATCACTTTTCGTTGGCGGACCGACGCGGATGACATTCCCACCGAAGACGTTGGTCATGCTGATACGGAGGCTTAGGTGTGTTTTTCATGTTTGTCCTGGGCATGCGGTCAGCGGCGTGCATGAGCGTCGGGTTTGGATTGGCTGGCAGTGTGATGTTTGTGGCAAAGTGAAGCATTATGCTCCGATCTGGGACTGAGCAGGAGATTGTACTTCCTTACAAGCCGCGCCGACATTTTATTGCTCTGCACCAATCCCGAGCGCGTTGGAAGTTTGCGGTTTGTCATCGTCGGGCGGGAAAGACGGTAGCTTTGGCCAATGAGTTGATCACTGCGGCGCTCAATAATTCGCGGACCACGCCTCCTCCCCGCTACGCTTACATTGGCCCCAGTTTTGATCAGACCAAGGATTTGGTTTGGTCTTATCTCAAGCAATATACTGAGAACATTCCCGGCATTCGCCATCTTGAGGGCGAACTGACCACGGTTTTTCCTGGCGGGGCGAATATTCGGCTTTATGGTGGCGCGTTAGCGTACGAGCGGATGCGCGGGATTTATTTGGATGGCGCCGTGCTCGATGAGTATCCGCTGCTGGCGCCGCAGGCGTTCACCTCGGTGGTTCGGCCTTGTTTGGCCGATTATCGTGGGTTCGCCATTGTGTCGGGCACCAGCGCCGGCGACGATCATTTTCACAAGCTCAAGTTAAGGGCCGAGGATGATCCGGACTGGGCGATTTTTGATATCAAGATCACCGACACTGGCGAGGACGCGCTCAGTCATGCCGAGGTTGAGGAGATGCGCAAGGACATGAGTGCGGACGAGTTTGCGCGTGAGATGATGAACAGTTTCGAGGCTCCGGTGGAGGGGGCGTTTTATGCGGAAGCGCTTAATAATTTGCAATTGCAGGGGCGGGTTTGCCGGGTCAGCCCGGATCTTAACACCTCCGTCATCACGGCCTGGGACTTGGGCATGCGACATTTGCAAGTCGTCTGGTTGTTTCAATTGGCCGGTTCGGAGGTTCACTGGATCGATTACCTCGAAGGCTCGGGCAAGGCGCTTTCCCATTACACCGACCTCATCGCTCTGAAGGCGCGCGTTGGCGGTTTCAGTTATCGCGCTCATTTGCTGCCGCATGATGTTGAGGTGCGCGAACTCTCCACTGGTCACTCGCGCAAGCATCAGTTGTTTGGCCTGCTCGCTGAGCCGGTGCTGACGGTTCCCAATCACTCGACCGAGGACGGCATCACCGCGGCTCGGGGTGTGTTGGGCGTCTCGTGGTTCGACCAGGACGCCTGCCGCAAGGGCCTGGCTCGGCTGCGTTCTTATCGCCGCGGCAAGACCGGCCAAGCGATTCCGGACGAGGCCGAGGACGCGGCGGATGCGTTTCGCACTGGCTGTGTCGGCATGGCGTTGGTCTCCAGCATGCGTCATTCCAACGCCCGTTTGCGGCGGCGGATCAGGGGGCTGGTGTGAGGTTTCGGCCAAAATGGTTGGTGCGAGGAGTGAAGCGGCCGCGCTGGCTGGACCGGCGTCTGCGCCGTCAGTATCGTCGTCTGCCGCGGGGGCGCCATCTTCAGCTGCTGCGATGGGACCGATGGTTGGCTCGGAACATTTGACCGAGGAGAGCGTCTCCCACATCATGACCAAGCCGGGGCAGGCGCATTTTGCCCGGGTCGACACCGACAACACCTGCAGGGAGTGCAATCATTGGCTGAACCAGAAGGGCGAGCGGACGAACGCGGGCCTGCTGAAACCAGCGCAGTGCCGGAAGGCGCTGTCCGAGTCGCCGCCGGTGCCGCACAGCGCGAGAGCCTGCAAGCACTTCGAGGCAAGCCTCACCCCGCCAGCGATCTAGAAAGCCTCGACATGCACGCCGGGCTCGACGAGCCTGAGCTCCTGATGCGGTTGCTTACTACGATCGCGGCCGAGCACAGCCACGCGCGGCGCGAATGGCGGATTGTGTTCGATCACGCTCAAGGATGCGTCGAGGCGTTGGAGAAGGCGAACGAGACGCCGCGCCGTTGAGTTTGTCATGATTGTGGCGTAACCGGAGGTTGTTCGAACACTCCGGAGGAACGCAATGGCGCAAGGTTTTCTAGCTTACATCACCCCCATCGATCAGGGCGCTCATCCTGATCAAGGATTGCCCGCCCCTGGCGGCCGGCCTGGTCATCTCCCTGCACGGCCTGGTCGTCCGGTCGATCCCGGTTGGGGTTGGGGCGGTGGCGGGCGTCCACCGCATGTCTGGCCGCGGCCCCCGAGCGGCGGCCTTCCGGTCGATCCCGATTGGGGCGTCGAGGAAGGCGCGCATCCCGACCATGGGTTGCCGATCTATCCGGTTGACCCGGAGCATCCTGATAATGTTTTGCCGGAAGTTCCTGGCGAACCGCCGCCGGAAACCGATCCGCCGCCGGGCACCATTTGGCCGCCGTTGCCGCCCGAGATTCCCGCCGGCAAGGCGATTGCGTTAGTCGGCATCACCGGCGTTGGTTTTCGCTATGTGGTGATCGATATTCCTGAACATCCGGTGGATCCTGATTATGGCGTCGAAGGCCCGGAGACTCAGCCGCCGCGGCCGGGCGTTCCGCCGCGCCCAGGACAAGGCTTGCCTGGTCAACCCCGACCGCCGGTCGCTGGCCAGCCGTTGCCGCGGCCGCCCGCCCGACCTGGCCAAGGTCTGCCGCCGACCGCGCAGCCGAAACGCTAAGCCGCGAACGCAAAGCGAGCTCGAGGCCCTCTGGCGCACTGGAGGGCCTCTTTTCATTGGTCCGGTGGCGCCGCCCATGTGGCTATGGGTGCATGACCAAAAGAAGCAAGCCCTCTGGCGTAAGGCCCACGGTTTGAGTTAAGACGGATTTGCGGGGGTCGTTCATGGGCGTGGGCCATGGAACGACTATTTTATCATTTTAAAGACCAGTCGGCGCCTTCGACCAGCGCCTACGATCCGAAGGATCCGGAAAGCTACAAGCAATACGTCCGCGCGATGATGTCGGACGCTAAGGATTACGAGAACTCTTTCCTCGCCATCGATCGCCAGAACGCCCAGCTGTATTACTACGGGTATGAGCCGTGGATCGGCCCTTATAACCCCGGCCAGCCTTATATTGGCGAGGATCCGAACGCCACGCTGGGCGAGATCCTCAACAAAGACAACACTAACTCTCCTAATCGCTCGACCTACGTCTCCACCGATGTGCGCGACGCGGTGATGATGATGATTCCGTCGTTGATTCGGCTGTTCGGAGCCTCGGAGGCCCCGGTTTTTCTGGTGCCGCGGACTCAGGAGGAGGTCGACGAGGCTGAGCAGGCGACCGATTACGTTAATTACAGCTTTTGGAATGATAATCCTGGTTTTCTCATCCTCTACGGCGCCTTCAAAGACGCGCTCACGGTCAAGACCGGCTTCGTCAAATGGTGGACCGACGACCACAAGGAGATGAAGCGCAAGACGTTCCTCAACGTCACCGCTGATCAGATCCAGCTGATGCTGTCGGAGGAGCCGAACGCCAAGCTGATTTCGATCGGCAAGCCGGTTAAGCAACCGCCGCCTCAGATTCCGACTGCGCCGCCTCCCAGCGCAGCGCCCCCTGCGCCGCTTGCGCCCGCCAGCCCGGCGGCGGCGCAGGGACCAGCGCCTATGCCCGGAATGGCTTCTCCCGCGCCTGCGGGCCCCGCTGGGCCACGTCCAGGCGCTCCGCCGCCAGGTCCGGCCCCTGGTGGCGTTCCTGGGGCTGCAGGGGCCGCCTCTGGCGTTCCTGCAGGTCCACCGCCTGGCGCGATGGCCGGCGCGCCGCCCCCGCCCATGCCGCCGGCGCTGCCGATGCCGCCGCCGCCGGTGTTCGACCATTGCGTGATCGAGTTCGAAGTCTCGAAGCCGATTATCAAAGTGGCCGGCGTGCCGCCGGAAGAGATGCGCCTCGATCGCTATGCGCGGACATTTCGGGACTCACGCATCGTCGGCCATGAGCGCATCGTCCCGGTCGATCAGCTGATCGCTATGGGCTACGACCGCGATCTCTGCCTCGAGCACATTCAGACCTCGGAGAGCGCCTTCACCGTCGAGCCCCAGCTTCGCAACCCAGCGCGTTTCATGGGCACGAGAATTGGCGATGGGGTGAAATACGGCGAGTGGTACATCAAGATCGACCGCGACGGCGATGGCGCGCCCGAATTGCGTTACATCTGCACTATGGGCGAGGATCAGCAGATCGTCGCCGACGAAGAAGCTAATCGCATAAAATTTGCATTATTTTCCTGCGATCCGGTAAGCCATACCATCGTCGGTGATAGCCTAGCTGATTACACCGAAGACATTCAGCGCATCAAAACCAACATGACCCGTGCGATTCTCGACAGCGCGGCCGAGGCGATCAATCCGAAGACGGTCATCAATGAGTTGATGGTGACCGTCGATGATGCGCTCAACGACGATTTAGGCGCCGTCATTCGGACCCGCGGCAACCCGGCCGAGTCGGTCTTGTTCACCAACACGCCGTTCCTTGGCCAGCAAGCGCTGCCGGTGCTGCAGATGCTGAATGAAACGCTGCAGCGCCGCACGGGTCTATCCGACGCGGCCAAGGGGTTGGATCCCAAGGCGCTGCAGAGCTCGACGATGATTGGGGTCGAGGCGGTCATCAACGGCGCTCAAGAGCGCATAGAGTTGGTCGCCAGGGTGTTGTGCGAAACCGGCTTCAAGGATCTCTTCAGCGGATTGTATAACGAAATCTGTGAGAACCCGAATCAACAGCGTACCCTCAAGATTCGCGGCAAGTACATTCCCTATGACACCGGCACTTTCGACGCCTCGATGGCGGTCGAGGTTAATGCAAATCTCGGTAAGGGCAGTGATCTGACGCGCATGCTCGCGCTCAATCAGATCAAGCAGGATCAACAGCTCATCGTACAGACCTATGGCTTGTCCAATCCTGTTTGTGGCATTCCGGAGATGCTCAACACTATCACTGATATGCTGGCGCTCGCCAACGTCAAAAACGTCGGTCGCTATTTCCGCACGCCGACGCCGCAGCAGATGATGGCGATTCAGAATGCGCCCAAGCCGCCGGATCCGATGCTGATCGCCGCCCAGGCGCAGATGGAGAAGGTCCGGATGGAGGCCGCCAAGGCTGCCGGGCAGCAGAACTTCGACACCAAGAAACTCTTGTCTGAGCAGACGCTGCGCACGCATGAACTGCAGGCCAAGACCGCCTATGATTTCCAAAAACTGGCCATCGAGGGGCAGAAGGCGCATGTCGACCATGCGACCAAGCTCGGGCAACTGGGCGCGACCTTGATGAAGAGTCAGTCGGACAGCGACCAGGCCGATACTCAGAACCAGCTTGACATCGCGCAGCAACAGCAGGACGCCAACGATAGCGCCCAACAGCATCAGCAAGCTCTATCGCAGGCGCAATTGAAGGCGGCGCAGATCGCTTCGCAGCACATGCTGAAGATGCATCAGATCGGCGCCCAGCACAGTCAGGCGATGACCGGGTTGGCGGCGCAGCACCACCAGGCGATGACCGGGCATGCGGTCAAGGGAGCGGGCATCGTCGCCGGCGCCTTAACTGCGGACGCCGACCATGCGCATGAGAGCCAAGAAAATGCGCTCGATCGCGATCATGATGCGCTGACCACTGCGGCGACGCTAAATAACCAACAGCAGATGGCGAAGATGAAACCGAGGCCGCGGCCGTGAACGACATCCCGCGCACCGACGCCCAGGTCATCAAAGAGCTTGCCAAGGAGGCTGAGGGCCTGAAGGCCAATCGTGCCTTTTCTGTCGCCTGCGCGGCGTTGCAAAAACAATGGTACGGCGAGTGGCTCGATCCCAAGACCGATAAGGAAACCGCCGAGCGGCTGCGTGAGCGGTTGATCGCGCTTGAGGCGATCCCGCGCATGCTCGACAGCCTGATCGTCAGCCAGACCATGGCGCAGAGAGGACAATTGCGTGCCTGAAGGAATGGACGACGCCACGATTGCGTTCGGCAATGAGTTAGCGCCGCAGGTCGCGCCGCGCGATCATCGCGGTGATCCGATCAACGAGACATCCAAGCCTGAACCGATGTTCGGCCCTCGGCCGATTGAGGGCGATCCTCTAACGGGTTCGATTGAGGATGGCGGCGATAATCTTCGTTTAAGGGAGCAGGAGAGGAGAGTTGCAGATGGTCGGACTGACGAGAGGCAAGGGCGGCGGTCAGCTCAGGACGCCGAAAACTTACGCCGGACCCCCAACGACGAAGGCCGCGACCAGCCAACCGATGATGAGCCAGAAGACATCTGGGACATCGCCGCCGAAGGCGACGACCTTCCGCGGGCAGACGAGCGCGGGGAGGATGAGGCACGACGGGACGGCGCCGTGCGGGACGCCGAGCGCGACGCCGCGGCCGAAAAATTCGAGGTAACCGCCGACGGCGAGACATTCCACATCACGCTCGAGGAGGCGCTCAGGGGTTATTCTCGAGAACAGACCTTCCACAAGCGGTTAGCCAACCTCAATCAATTCGCTCAAGACCTGCAGCAGAATCAGGGTTATTTACAGCAGTCTTGGGCGCAATGGCAGAAGGCGCGGCAGGATTACGAGGAGGATGTCGCCAACATGCTCCCGGCCGAGCCGAACTGGGATCAGGAATTTGCGATCAATCCCCAAAACGCGCACGCCCAGCAGAAGGTCTTTCAGACAATTTACAGCAAATTGGCGGCTTCACGGCAGGCGCGAGCTGAACGCGAAGCGGCGGCGGCGCAGGAGCATGATCGACAGGTTCAGGATTACGCCGTAAAAGGGTTTTCGAAATTCGTCATGGATAACAAGATTCCTGACGAGCCGACGCTGAAGAAGAATCTGCAGTCGATGCGCCGTACCGCGGCGAATGCGGGCTTCAGCGAATACGAGGTGGCCACAGTCTACGATCCGCGCATGCTCACGGTGTTGTTGAAGGCCAGCAGGTACGACAGGATGATGGCGGCTCGACCGCGGGCCGTCATCCCCGGCAAAGGTCGAACGCTAACTCCCGGCGCCGCTACACCCTTAAACGGGAATGGGCAGCGGAGAGGGCTCGACGAAGCACTTCGCCGACAGGCGAGCAGCGGCACGCTCGACGCGACCGCAGAAGTGTTCCGACGATTGCTCTAACGGGAGTCTCCCATGGCTAAGGTCACCAATGCGTTCACCACCTATATGGCGGTGGGCAACAGAGAAGATTTGTCTAACGCGATCTACAACATCGATCCCTTCGACACGCCGGTGATGTCGGCGATTCGCCGGCGCAACGTCAAAAACAGGTTCTTCGACTGGCAGACCGAATATCTGCCGACCGTGAATCCGACCAACGCCCAAGTCGAAGGTTTCCTGCTCGCCAACTCGCCGGCTCAACCGACCATTCGCAAGCAGAACGCGACCCAGATCTCCGAGCGCGACGCCACGGTCTCTGGTTCGCAAGAAGAGTCTGATGCGGCTGGGAAAAGTTCGGAAATGGCGCACCAGATGGCGATGGCCAGCAAGGTGCTCAAGTCCGACATGGAGGTGGCGTTGTGCTCGCGTCAGGCGCGCAACGACGGCGTCGACGGCACCACGGCGCGGGTCACCGAGTCGTTGAGCCACGCGATTGCCGCCGCCACCAACAAACTGGGCACAGCAGGTGGCGCGGTGGCGCCTGACACCCCTGGCGGCATTGGCGGCCCGGCCGGCACTCTGCCGGCGACCCAATACGCCGCCTTCCCGGTTCCCGGCACGCCGGTGCAGCTCACCGAGGCGATGCTCGGCAATGCGATGCAGACCGCATACCAGAATGGGGCGTCGCCGTCATTATGGGTAGTGCCGCCGGGGCCCAAGCGAACGGTGTCAACATTTGTGGGAAGGAGTACGACTCAGGTTTTGGTCGGAAAAACAGAAGTTGTCTCGACAGTCGACGTGCTGGCGACCGACTTCGGGCGCGTCAAGTGCATTCCCTCGCGCTGGGTGCCGGTCGATGTCGGGCTCTTGATCGATCCGGACTATGCGGCGCTCGGATTTTTCCGGGCTTTTCGGCAATACCTGATGGCCAGGACTGGGGATGCGGAGACCCGCATGGTCGTCGTGGAATGGGGAGTAGAAACTCGTAACCCCTTAGCCCACGTGTTATTCAATGGCATTACACAGTGATATCAGTGGCTTAGGAGGTTAAAGGCAACCACAACTTCTAGTGTGACCGCGTTTCAGATTGCTGGCGGCGACGACTTTGTTGCCGCCGCAATCGCACTGGCAGAGCCAATGAGCATGACTGTCTTTTACATGCGAAAGCCGCACTGCGACAAGACGGCCAAATCGTTGGCTAGTGAGGTCGTCAGGCGGTCGTCTTCCTTGTCGTTGATTTTGTCTTGCTTCAAGTGGCGTGCGCCACGTGCAGTTGTCTGGCCCATAGTCTTTAGTCGGATCATTTCTATCCAATATCGTTCCTGGCGGTCGTTCCTTCATTTCAGCGAGGAAGACCTCGAAATCGCGCCATCTTTCTGGAGCGCCGATCCCCTTTCCGCCATAATACTCCCAGCTTGCGTTGTTGGGGTTATCGAGTCGCGCCCACATCGCTTTCCAGCTTTGGTAGGTCGGCGATGGATTCGCGCTGTGGCCATGCTTGAGTGCGTAGGCATTCCCTCGCCTTCCAAGCTCCGAACACCGTTTGCATTGGGTCGTATTTTCGGTCGTCAAGGACGAGCCGCGCACGGTGGTTTCATTGCCGCAGTCGCAAAGCACGCGCCAATGCCGGTATTGCGTGACATTGTGGGAAAATCCGAGGACGGTCAGGCGCCCGAAACGGCGGCCGGTAAGGTCGATTGGTCTGGTCATAGATACCAATCTAGCACGATTATCATTTCATGTGAAATAGGAGTCGCCTAATGGTCGCGACGCCGATCTGGATCGCCGGCTACGGCCATCAGCCGACCGGCAGCACGGCCTCCCCAGTCCGGGTCGTTTCCTATGGAAAGGCGTTTCCCGGCGCTACCGAGGTTTGGATCGTCGGCTTTGGCGGTTCGCGGCCGGCTCCTCCTGCGCTTGGAGCGACCGTGGTTTGGATCACGCCGCCGGCTGGGGCGACTCCGATCTGGATCGCCGGCGTGGGGGGGCAGGTTCGTGGGTGAGCAAAAGCGCCGATACGAGGCTCGTGACGGGGTCGCCCGTACGCTAATCTACGACACCGATCAGCCGGATCGGTTTCACGTGAAAACATCTCAGGATATTGAACAGATCCTCGACGGCATCGCGCGCGACCGGGAGACGATGCGGCATGGTGTGAATAAGCTCGCCGCGCGCTTGCCGATGTTCATCTACGAAGACCTCGTCCATCGCGGCATCGCTTATGACGAGGACGCCTTCAAGGCATGGCTTAATGGGCCGGAAGCAACGCCCTGGCGAGTGTGGCGAGGAATCCTTTGATGTCGGCGAAGATCGACCAGCGGATGGTTTATCGGATCGTGGAATTGCGCAGAGAGCGCAAGAAGCAGGAGGAAATCGCAGTCGAGGTTGGGCTCTCTCAAGGTTCGGTCAGCCTCGTTCTGCGGGCGCATGGGCTTGGCGGCTATTTTCCTGAAGCGAGGCGAAGGAACTGGCATGCCGCTCACGCTTAATCTGCCGCGCAGTTCTTATCGCGGTGTTCGTGTCGCTTCGGTCATCCTCTACGTCTTTGATCGGCGTCTTTACGCGCGCCGAGCGCGGCCGAGGTATCGATGACCCAATTGACGCCCAACTTTTCGCTCGAGGAAATGACCGACAGCCAGACCGCGGCGCGCAAGGGCATTCCCAACGTGCCGCCGCTCGGCAGTCCAGAGCGCGCCAATCTCCAACGCATGGCCGAGGTGATGGAGCGGGTGCGGGCCATTCTTGGCGATCATCCGATTCTAATCAGTTCCGGCTATCGCAGCCCGCAGGTCAACACGGCGATCGGCGGCAGCAAATCATCCGCCCATATGAGCGGGCTTGCGGTCGATTTTTCCTGTCCCGGTTTCGGCACGCCGCTGCAAATTTGCAGGGAATTAAAGCCGGTCATGGATGCGCTCGCCATCGATCAATTGATTCACGAATATGACACTTGGGTCCATCTTGGGTTGAGCGCCACTAAGCCGCGCTACATGGCCTTGACCATCGACACTAAAGGCACGCGCAGCGGGTTTGCTTGAGATGAGAAACCTGCGCCCAGATTTCGTCCTCACCGTGATTTGGGCATTGGGCTCGATGATTGTCCTCGTCTTGTGCGGCATGGAGATCATCCACAATCAGAAGATCGTTGACAGGTTGTTGATCACCATCCCCAGCGGCACTGCGATCATCATGGGCTACTGGTTCAGCAAGGAAAAGAAAAACGGGAACCTACCGCCATGAGCCCGCTCGCCCTTGTCCTGGTCATCATCCTGATCGTCGTGCTGCTCGGCGGAGTCGGCCCGATGTTCTATCAAGGGGCGCCGTGGCGGCCCGGTTATGGGTTTGGCGGCAGCGTCAACGGGCTGGTCGTCTTGATCCTGATCGTCGTCCTTATCCTCTGGGCGATGGGGAGGATGTGATGGTAGGCTGGCAAGATTGGATCTTCGGCAATTTGCCGCCGCGGCCCATGCAGCATCCAGCCTCGCATGGGTCGGCGTTCGGGATGAATTACCAGCCGCTGCCGACCTCGCGGAATATCGAGGACCAGCGAACGGGAGCTATCGGTCAAAGTTTCGCCGAGGCGCAGGCGCAGCCGCAGCGAGACCCCTTTCAATATCCTCAGATGCAGGGCGATCCCATGCTCAATATAGGGGATATTGCCGATCCAGTTGGAGCCGACACCGGGGCCTATTCCGCATCGTTTAATCGTTACTTTGCTCCACCGCCTCAACAGGGATGGCGGCAGTTGCCGGCCAGGCCGGATCCGCATCCTTCGCTCACTTTGCCGTACATCGATCCCCACCAGCCGATCGCGCCCGGCCCAGCGGGGTGGAATCCGCACAACGATAGTCCGTCTATTGGAACGCCGTTCACGCCGGCGCAAATGTACGCCGCGACTCAAAATCGGCAGCAAGCCGGGATTACGCCTGAGGAGATGCAGGGCGCCCTTCAATATTGGCAGGGAGGGGCGCAATGAGCGATTACGATCTCTTCACTGCGCAGATCGCCGACTTCGCCAATCGCCAGGACTGGTCGCCGGCTTTGGTCGGTTCGTTCATTGCGATGGCGGATCAGCACCTAAACGCTAATCTGCGTGTCGATCGGATGATCGCGACGACGCAAAACACGGTCACCTGCGGCTGCGCGACGCTGCCCGACGATTGGCTCGAATCGGACCTGATGCTGATCGGCAACTCGCCCTCGCCGACCGGTTGGACGCCGATCCGTTATATGCCGCGGGATGTGTTCTTTCGCATCCCGGCGGCGCCATACAGCGGCACCTATCTGCAGAACTACAATTCGACCATGGGATCGTACACCATCGAGGGCCGAACGATCTATTTCGGTGGCGTGCCTGACGAGATTGAGGGCACGCTTTTTCAGATGAATTATTACCAAGAAGTTCCAGTGATGGCGACCACCGGCTCGAGCTGGGTGTGGACGAAATATCCTCGATTGTACTTGCTGGCCGCGATGATGAATTCGGGCCTGCATGCGGTCGGCGAAGAGCAGGTGTGGATGCTGTACGGGCAGCAGGTCGACAAGATGATCGGCGAGCTCAACTCCGCTTGGGCGCGAGCCAAGGCGAGCGGATCGCGACTGAAGCGCATGCGGACGCGGAGCTTTGGCTAACCATGAACGATCAGTGGATTCCAGGGCCGCCATCTAAACCGCCGCAGTGGACCGTCAATCCGCTGCCGCCGTCGAACGCATGGGATCAGACTGAGGCCTGCGCCGCTGAATCCGGCCCGGCGATCGTCGAAGGGATCACCATCACCGGCGTGCCGGCGACGGTGAGCTCGTTCTATTGGCAAGTCTGCCTCAACGACGGCGCGTCGACGCCGAATTTCCAGATCAACCATCTCGACGGTGCGGGCGCCGTGCTCGACGCCGCGGTGCAGATCTCGGGCGTCGATCTCTCGGCCACTTTCGCGGGTCCGGTGATGCTGGCGCGCGATCCGGTCGAGTCGATGGAGGCGGTGACTCTCGAGTACCTCGAGGCGCATGGGGCGGGCGTCGAAGAAGCGCCGCAGGATAGTTATCCCTACGCTCGCTACAACGCGACCTGGGAGCGGTTGCCGCAGTCCTACATTCCGGAAGCGCCGAACACCAGCCAGCGTTACGGCCGCTACAATTCGATCTGGCAGCTGGACGCGATCCAGACCGACGCCGCGGCGGACAGCGCCGCCTATGGCCGGGTCAACAACGCCTGGGCGACGGTGCTTGCGACCACGGGCGGCACCATCACGGGCTCGCTAACGGTCAATCAGGTTCTGACTGTGCAGGGACCGAATTCGCTGGTGCTCAACGCGCCGCTGAACAATCCGCGCTCCATTCTTACTCAGGCGGCAGGTGTTACGCGCTGGGTTTTGGCGCTTGGCGATCAGACGACTGAAGGATTGAACAATGTTGGAGCGAATTTCACGCTCTCGGCTTATTCCACGACCGGCGTGCTTCTCGGCAATTGGCTGACTATTGGGCGGGCGACTGGTTCGACCGTTCTCAATGGCGGCGTGACCATGAACGCCGGCGCAGCGGTCAATGGGCTGTTCGCGCTCAACAGCGTTGGCAATTTCTATCTTCCTGGCGGCGCGGCCGGCCAGGCGCTGACGACCAATGGCGCGGGCATTTTGTCCTGGGGGTCGGTCGCCAGCGGGCCACCGGTCACCATCGGCGACACGGCTCCGGCTAGCCCTGCGGTGGGCGCGCTGTGGTGGGACAGCGTCGGCGGCCAATTGTACGTTTGGTATCAGGATCCGAACACCTCGCAATGGGTTCCGGCGAGCAACGCCGCCAGTACGCTTCCACCCGCTTCGACGACGACGCTGGGCGGGGTTAAGGTCGACGGGACATCGATCAAGGCGGCGGTCGACGGCACCATTTCGACCGTGCTTGTGCCGATGGGCGACAACCGGCTCATCAATGGCGACATGCGGATCGACCAGCGCAACAACGGCGCAGCAGGGACGGCCACTGGCGTCTATACGGTGGATAGATGGCAATATGTACCGAACCAAGCGGCTAAAGGAACGTGGGGTCGCAATCTTAACGCTGTAGTTGGGCCGTCTGGATTTCCTTATTATTTAGGGTTTCAGTCATCATCAGCGTATGCAGCTTTGGCGGCGGATTATTTTTTCTTTAGTCAAGCAATTGAAGCTGATGTTATTAGTGATTTCGCTTTTGGCACATCGAACGCGCAGTCTATTACATTGTCATTTTTGGTGTATTCTAGCTTAACTGGAACTTTTGGCGCTTCGCTTCGCAATTACGCCGGTTCGCGGGCTTATCCATTTAGTTATTCAATCTCGGTCGCGAACACTTGGACGAGAGTTGCCGTTACGATCCCCGGCGACACGACTGGAACGTGGATGCTGAGTGGGAACGGGGGGGCGATGCTTTTGTCCTTCGATCTCGGTTCAGGCGTAAGCAGTCGCGGACCCGCCAATGCGTGGGCGTCAACGAATTATATCGGCGTGACGGGTTCGATCAGCGTCGTCGCCGTCAACGGCGCGACTTTCTACGTGACCGGCGTTAAGTTGGAGATTGGCTCGGTAGCAACGCCCTACAATCGGCAGTCGCTGGCCAAGTCCTTGGCGGATTGCCAGCGGTATTACCAAAAGATTGGAGGAGCAACAGCTTACGATATTCTTATACAGGGTTACGCTGCTATTGCTAATCAAAATGTTACTGGACAGATTAGTTATCAACCTATGCGAGCCACGCCTACGGTAGCCCTTGTTGGTACTTTTGCCATATCTAATTTATCAAGTGTTAATTATTACCTAGGATTGCAAATGACATCAGTTCAATTAACTGCCGCTGCGGTAGGAAGTATAATGTCATGGGGCAATGATACGACAGCAAAGTATTTAACTCTTAGCGCGGAGCTTTGATCATGACCTACACGCAAGTCTGGGACCCCATGCGCAACCAAGTCCACGATGGCATGATCGTCCGCGACGAGGATGGCGCGTTTGTGCCCTTCGATCCCGACAACGTCGACTATCAGGACTATCTGGCGTGGCTCGACGAGGGCAACACGCCCAACCCGCCGCCCGCAATTCCGACGCCGCCAATGGAAGAGCCGCCGCCGCCCGACATCCGCGAAGTCAACGCCCAGGTGCAGGACATCGACGCGCGGCTGACGGACCTCGAAACAAGCCTGGGGAGATAGCATTGGCTTCGACGCTCACCCCGAATTACGGCTGGACTCAGCCCAACGTTGGCGGCGACGCCTCGGTCTGGGGCACCGAGCTCAACAACGATCTGGCGCTGATCGACGCCCAGGTGTTCGCCAACGAGCAGGCGACAGTGATGGTCGGCTGCATCACTATGTACGGCGGCTCCGCGGCGCCGGCGAATTGGCTCCTATGCCAGGGCCAGTCGCTCGCCACCACCGGAACCTACGCCAAGTTGTTCGGGATCATCGGCTACACTTACGGCGGCTCGGGCGCGAATTTCAATCTGCCTAATCTACAGGCCAATTTCCCACTTGGGGCAGGTGCGGGCATCACGCTGGGCCAGGTCGGCGGCGCGTTCAGCACTGCGCTTTCGGTGGCGCAGCTGCCGCCGCACGCGCATCCAATCACTGATGTCGCGCATACGCATAGTGCTCAGCAAAACGCACATAACCACGT